TAACTCACCAAAAGCTCTGTTCTTCTCAACAAGAGTTTCACAATATTTTGCCACTTCCTTTTCAAGGATCTCGATAGGGTATACTCTACCGTTCTTATTTTTCTTCTCACCTTGAATAAAAATACCCTGAATGAAATATTCTGGCTTACCAGACTTATTTTCTTTAAGAAAGTTTACTTCTTCGTTTAATTCTGTGATTAACTTCATAAGTCGTATAGCCTTCTTGTTACAGGATCTCTCATTTCTTCTTTTTCGATTGATTGAATGAGAGTCTTAAGCTCTTTATCGGTCATATTCTTTTTAAGCTGTTCCACATCAAATCCAAGTTCTTGCTGAATTAATTTTTTACTTTCAACATCATTCATATTTCTTCTTGTGTTTTGAATATTTTGTCTGTTTTTCAGGTAGAGTCTGAACAAGAACGGACCAGCAATTGCCAAAGCAAGGACACCAGAAATAGAAAGCGGTACTCTGTTTTTTACGGTAAATCCTGCAACTGCCACGGCAGCATTAGAAACAGTATTCCAAATAGTTTGAGCAGAAGTTCCAAGATTCAGCACTCTTTGAATTTGGTTTAAGATACCTTCACCCTTTTTGATAACTTCTTCACCATCAAAATCATCTTCTGGCTCTGGCATGGTAACTTCAATACCAGTGCTTACGGGTGCTGCTGCTGTTGCGGAAACTAAACCGTAACTCTGAACGAAATCTTTTTCTTCATCGGTTTGAGCGCTCTTCGGATTTTTAGCCAATTTATTAAGCGCAGGAATTCCAAATCTGTAGCTCTTGAAATGAGGAGAATCGCCAAAGATATCATTCTCTCTGTCCTGATATGACTTCTTCACCGCCAATTTTGCATCAAGATCTACTTGTGAAGCTAAAGATGTCGTTCCAGTAAAAATATACGCTGCTCTGACTTGTGGAAGATTTCCATAAGAATTTCTATGGAAAAGAATATGTCTCCCTTGTCTAAATCCAGCAATTTTTTCCTTATGTAAATGATAGACAGGATGTCCCGGACGTGCAGAATCAGCCTTTTCAGTGGAAGCAAGTTTCAACGCACTGCTTGCACCTGCGCTAATAGCACATCCAATATAACCGTTTGGCACATCCCAGCTAATTTTAGTGAAACCTGCTGAAATTAAAGCCTTTGTGCAGTCAATAAAGTTTTGGTCTGAATTATCCGTAGTGTCGAGAATGAAACCACTACCATTAATCAAATCTTTATCGTACTTTGATCTATTTGCGGCATTGTTTGGAATTTTTCCGATCAAAATTTGCCATGATGTTTGACCAGAAAAATTTACTTTGTTGAGTGCTTGAGCAGCTTTGTTTAGAGCAAAGATTGGTGTTCCAAATGGAATTTTAAAATTTTCTCTTTCGTAAGTTGAGTGAATAAAACCTTCACTATTACTCCAATTCGACGGGTTGATATATCCGTAATCTTTATTCAAACTAATATTGTTTGTCTGCGGCTGACGTGAAAAAATTTTGTCATCTGTTGCATATGCCGAATCCATAATTTCCAGCTTAAGCTTTGAATCAGACTCATAGATGTACTGCTCTTCAAGATCTTCATTCTCGGCCTCATCAACAGTTACAGGGTATGTCTTACCTTGAAACTCAAATTCCTTTTTCCCCTCTTTTGCGGCCATTCTAGCAGCATGAGCAAAATCAGACTGATCTTCAGTCTTCATGCCCTTACCAAGAAGAAGTTTCTTTTTCTCTTGAAGATTCATGTTACACCTCGTAGTAGTATTCTTCGTTTACTTCAATGTCTTCATCATCGTCGTAGTCAGCTTCTCTATGACCTTCTTCTGGCTCGATTTCAGCGGCAGGATCTTCAGACACGCCTTCTGGATCAACAACTTCTCCGGTATGCATAGCTACGAAATCTTTGTCTGCTTCAGAATCAAAGATGTCTGGGTATTGTTCTGCAATCTCTTGCTGAATTTCATTAGTTCTGGCGTCAATACTTTCTACAAGCTTTTCAGACATTGCACCTTTAAAGGCTGTCAAAGCACCATCTAAATTATCTTCAGCAATGTAGTGAATAATGTTTTTTGCATTGCTCATCAGGGTTCTCCTTAGTTTCCTTTATTTATTCTTCTTCTTTAGAAGAGTTTTGTTGTTGCATCTGAAATTCTTGCATATTTTCCATAGCAATTTTTTGAACATCAGCATTTGTCTGTCTCAAAATAGTTTTCTTAATGTAATCCGTAGAAAAGTATTTACCATTATACTGTTCAGCTTCTCTCAGAGTCATAAGTCTTTCTCTAAAGATTTCGTTTTCTTTTAACTCTGTGTAGAAATTATTCTCGTTATACCTAATCAAGATATCTTTTTTGATCGAGTTAAACTCAGTTGTATTCATGATACCTTTAAGAATAAGCTGTGTCTTTAGACAGGTGTAGATAAACTCGTTGAACTTTACTCTCAGACGTTTGACAAACTTGTGAAATTTAACTTCGTCTCTATTAATTTCAGAAGCTCTACCAAGTGTGTAAGATACTTCAGCTTCCATTCTGGAAGTTGGGACGTTCAAAGCTCTGTAGAGTTTCTTTTGGAAGTAAAGAATGTCTTCCATCTGACCTAAGTTGTTGCCACCGGGAAGTGTACCGATTTCAGTTCCTCGACCACCTTCTCTTCTAGGAAGCCAGTAGTCTTCTAACATAGTCATAAACTTACGATCATCTTTAATCTCACCAGAACTTGCGTCATATACTAATTTGTTCTTGTGTTTCATCATCATATCACGGAGGTATTGCTCTGCCTTCATCTTCGGCAAGTTACCTACGTCAATGTAGAAAATTCTTCTTTCTGGCGCTCTTGCAAGTCTGTAAATGACTGCAGCATCTTCCAAAGCTCTAAGCTGATTCACAGGCTTAATTGCTTTGTGTAAATGAGAGAGGACCATTTTATTTGCTCTATCATTAATTCCTGAATCACAGTAAACGATAGAATCTTTTGCAATCTTAATTGTAGATGCAGTCTGAGGCATTGCTGAAACATTCGAACCAAGAAAACCATCATTGTTATACATGAAGTATTCGTTTTTGATTTTCTTTTCAGATGCCTTAGTTTTTGCATCCTTCACTTCTTCAAATTCAACAACTTTCTTGATCTTTCTTGGATCAACATATCTAAGCTCTTGAATTCCTAAAGAAGGATCTTTTTCATCAATGACAATATGGTAGTAGAGTCTTCCATCCACATACCATTTTCTAAACATTTCATAAGATTTTTCACGGAATTCAAGAAGATCAACAACCTTCTCAAACTCCGTGTAAATCAGATTTTTAAGAGGAGTTCCCACTCCAACCTTGTCAAGGGAAACCTTTAGTGTATCACCAGCTTCATCTGGGTTAATAACTTCATTAATAATGTCATCAATAGCAACCTCTACTTCAGGCTGCATTGCCATGTCTCTATATCTATTGATTAACTCAACATCATTTCTTACTGAACCATCAAGGTCAACGTAAGATCCATAGAACCCACCAGTACTGACGCTGATAGAACCATCGTCAAATTCCGGTTGAGTAAATGTACGTACTGTTTTAGTCTCTTCTTGTTCTTTTTGAACTCGACTAATATTAAAACCAAAAATTTCCATTAACTATACCTTATTTTAAAGCGCTCTACCTTCAGCAACAAAATCGCCATCATTAGCTGTTCTTGTAGTAGTTCTAACACTTCTAGATTCATCTAACAACCAATAATCATATTTGAAGTTTACTTGGAATTCTTCAATAACGTCAGACTGCGCCCAATCGAGACCGATTGCAGTAATATCAGAAGGAAAACAACCAACAAACTTATACTTTCTAAGAATGTCACCCGCCTTCGAATACTGAATCACAGAACCATCTCTCTTATAAGCTTCTGGTCTTTGATAACTACCGTCTCTAAGGTTTGGTTCGTGAGAGTTCAAAGAGTTATGCCAAGCTTCAAGAGCATGTCTTACTGCAAAGTCTTCATCGTTGATTACTGTAATCAACCAGTCATCATATCTTCTTTGACCAGCAACTTTGATAGTTCTACCAAAGTAAGGAACTTCAGAGAAACCAACAGAAGATGTTGGAATTGCTGTAGCTCTAGCCATGAAACGAATTTTGTCATCACCTCTTTGATCAACCGGATTTTGAAGTTCGATGGAGAATAGTGAGGCTCTAGCCCCACCAAACTCTAATTCTTCTCTAAACGAGTTAATGTTAAAAGCCATTTATCTTATCCTCCGAATTTGCCTACTACTTCTTCAAACGCCACTCCAGTTCTTACTGCAACGAAGTTCAGTCTGATGAAGTTAATAGATCTTGCTGGTTTGATGTAGATATCACCAACAAACTCATTTCTGTCGATAATGTCTGGTGTGTTGTTAGTTTCGTCACAAACCACTCTGAAGTCTGTAATACCTCTACGACCTTGAACAGTTCTCAAGAACGGCTCAACCATCGAGACAAACTGCGCTCTGGTAAATTCATCGTTCAATTCGAACAAAGTAAATTTAGCAGCGGTCGAGATAGCTTTTTCAAGAACAATAAACAGTCTTCTTACGTTAATTCTGCTGAAAGCAGAAGGCTTGCCGAGAAGTGTCTTGTCACCAAACAAAATGTTTCCTTGGTTCTTAAACTTAACAACAGGGTTAATGTCAGAACGGTAGAGAACATCTCTATCAGCTTGATCTGGATTGTAAGCAAGTCTAACAATGTTTTTGATTTCGCCTCTGTTGAAACCAGCAGGAGAATACCAAGGCTCTCTTTGGTTGTCAGTTCTGACCATGAGACCAGCAATGTCACCGTTAAGAGGAACATGTCTAAACACATCGTTATACTTGTCATACATGTATTTGTAGCCAGAATCCAGAATACCATAAGAAGATGATCTTAAAGTATTTCTAAATGTGTCAACATCATTTAAAGGATCGATTCTGTTATTTACTACGTCAGCCCTTTCTGGTGAAATTGTAACAACACAATCAAGTCTCTTTTCAGCAATGTTATCAATAAGGTAGTTTGCAAACAGAGTACCGTTTGTGCCACCTCTTGCTTTACCTTGCATGATGATAGAGATATCAACTTTTTCAGGATCTCTGAAGAAGTCTGCAGCACTCTGAAGAGAACCCAATGAGATTGAGCTTTCATCGCCTTCACCGCCGCCTTGTGTAAAGGACAGGTAAAGTGGATCTTCATTGGTCGAAGGAGATATATTGACTGCTGTAGTAGATGCTGCGCCAGATCTATCGTTTGCCCACCAAACCCACTCAGACTGATTATTAAGAACAGTCTTGTAGTAGTTAGTAGAGCCTTCTAATGTTTTTGCGTCTGTTGCTCTTGAAAGGTTTGAGAATCTTTCAAGAACTGCTCTCTTTTCACCTGTAATCGAACCATCTTCGTCAATGACAACTACATGCAACTCATCATCTGCATCTTCGCCCAAATCGTTTCTTTCTGCAACATACTCGGAAGTTCCCGGCGCAGAATCAAACAGATTGAAGAAACCCCATCTTCTCTTAACAGTATCCATCGTAAAGTTGGAACCATCGTGAATAAGAGCAAGTCTTTCAGAAAGCTGAATAGAAGATGTGTACGTGTTAGAAGAACCAATTCTGGTAGCTTCACCGATATTCACAATTCTAATAAACTGTGTGCCGATTGTAGTGTTACCAATTTCTAACAAATCTCCAACATTGAGCTTACCTCTGATTGTATTCATTTCAGAGTTTGCTGTGCCGAAACCGTCAACATCATTCGAGATGTCAAGGTTTGCTGTATTGGCACCAGTCACAAATTTCAGAGTAACAGACGTATCTGAGTCAGAATTTGTGTGGTTATTGGAATATGCATCTGCCGAGTCACAAACAGAGATTTTTAAGCTATTACCTCTTGCACCCGGATACTTTGCAACATACAGAAGATCTGTATCACCAAATGTTAAAGATTCGTAATGATCGTCATTACGAATAAGTGTATTTGCAACTACACCAACATTTGCTGTAGCGTTTGTTGCTGTGTTTTCAATAGCTCTAGAAACATAAAGCTGATTGCCATATGCCAAGAAAGATGCTGCAGTAAAGAATGTTTCAAAGTTTGATTCGGTAGGCTCACCAAACTGTTTAACCAATTCTCTTTCACTGCTGATTAAAACTCTTTCCTCGATTGGACCCCAAGAAAAGGCACCAGCTATTGCCCCCTCGGTTGTAGCTACTGCAGGGACGACAGTAGTTAGGTCAAATTCTCTGACCTGAATCCCCGGACTTACTAAAAATGCCATCGTATTCTCCTTAGATAAGAAACTGCACTCATATTTATTAAATCCGGATGTTGGTTACAGAACTAAACCATCATCTTCGTAGCCATCCCCAGAGTTTATGAACCCAAACGGAAGCATTGAGTCCATTTCCTCTTTTCTTTCTTGTAAAAGATTTTGAACATAGTCAGTATCTGTAAGGTTTTTGAAGTAATCTTGTGTTGTCATCCATCCAAACATCACCAAAGTCATTACAATATCGTCATTCTTTCCCTTATCAGCAGCAAACGTTTGGCCCGTGGAAATAAATGTTGACAACTCACTAATTACCTCAAAATCATTAGCAATAAGTTTTTTGTTCTCGATAAGAGTTTTTAAGTTAGAACAGCCAATCTTCTTTGTTTTTAATGTGGTTCTCAGACCATTGACCATGTGAACGCCACCAAAACCGGAACTGATTTTTACACCATCTCTACCTTTGAAAGACGTGCTGACCATGTTCTCATATTCCAAATCTCTTTCAAGAATATCAGCTACTTGTTGACCGACATCATTAATCTCGACCATACAAAATGCTTCGTTATATTTCATTCCTAATTCATAAATGACCTTTGGAAACTCTTGAACAGTCACGTTGTTTGCTTTGAATCTAGCAACCATCTTATAAGGAACCTGTGTTACGTCGATGACTGAAATAGCTGAGTAGTCAAGATTCACGCCTCTAGCTACGTCACATGTCATGACATAGATTTTGTTTGGTTCTGGTTCCTCGTAGATTGCCGTCCTGTCATTAAATGTTGCAGGTTTCTCGGGATGCATTTGTCTAAGAAACTTAGGATCGATCAGGGTGAACTGAGAACCTAAGAACTCACACTCAAATTCCACACGCCACTGTTCTTCAGACGTGTTGTTAATTGTTTCTTCTTTAAACTTTTCGTCTCTACCCGGAACGTCCCACCAGTTTACTTCAACTCTCTTGTAAGAGTTTTTACCTTGTTCCGAATCGGACCAAATTCGGTAGAACATATCCAGACCGTTTGGCGTGGATGTAATAAGAATCTTAGATTTTTTAGCAGATGAAATTGTTGGATAAACAGAGGCAAAGAATTCCTCTTGAATATTGGGTGATACGAATGCAAGCTCGTCCATGTAGATCAGGTTAAAAGATCCACCACGTACAGCGGAGGAGGACGTAGCAGAGGCAAGAATTTTTGAACCGTTCTCTAGTTCAATGTTACCTTTGTTCCACTCTATCACCCCCTGCTGAAGCCACTTGGGTAGGTGTTCGTAAGCAAGCTGGATACGAGATAGAATTTCTCTAGACTGCTGCATTTTGTTAGCAAGAATTGCAATGGAAAAATTTTTCGTAAACAGAACATACCAAAGAAGAACGGCTGCAATGGTTGTCGTTTTACCAGACTGTCTCGGAAGCTTACAGATCACAAATCTTTCTTTTACAGAAAGATCAATAATATCTTTCTGAAAATCGTATGGCTCAAACAGAACCAGACCTTTATCCAAGTTCACAATCTTGATATAATTTTCAAAGAAATAAAGGGGATCTTGAGCGCACTTAATATATTCTTCAGCATGTTCAGCGGTATACTCAATATCAACACCAGAACGTTTGAGGTTCATGTTGCCCAGATAAGCTTCTTTTCTATCCGAACTCATTTTTTCATATCCTCAATCATCTTTTGAAAATCTGCTGTGCTTCCAACAAAAAGAGCATTAGTAACATTCTTAGCCTTGGCCTTTTCGCCCTTTAAAGCCTTCTGCTTATTCTTAAGTTCTAAAAGATCTTTGTTTGCATCAGAAATAGTTTTAACAAGTGTAGATACAACCTCAAAAGCTCTAGGTTGCTGTGATTGCTTTGCTACCTCTAACACTTCTTCTAAAGCTTCTGTGCCTCTTTCAATAATGTTGTAAAGATTTGTTCTTGTGTATTCGTAATCTTTGTCAATCTGTTCATCATCGTTACCTTCAGGAGGTTGAACAATTTGCTGAACGCTCTGTGTACTATCCTCGATATCAAGGACTTCATTTAATTTCTTTTTATTCATCTCTTATCGTAATCACTGAGTTGTTAGCCGTAACGGTCGAAGAAAATGTTGTAATAACACCATAGTTAGAGTTTGGTAGTATCGTGTTTGCAGCCACAGAAAGAGCGCCGTTGCTTGTCGGAAGACCATTAGCATACTGGCCGGGTCTGAATCTGAAACTTTCAACGCTTGTATCGATAGTTCCGACATTGGCCGTGAATCCATCGACACGGAAATTGGTATTTGCAAAGAGAATGAGTGGTCTTTCGACAACTGGACCAAGCATATATGCTTTCATAAGAAAATCCATAGTATGCACTAGAACTCTTCTTTGATCAAAAGATCCGTCATAGATATCCTGAGTCGTCACACCATTGAGAATAATAGGAACATCTTTTGTGATTGGTGGATCCGAAATAAGTTCTACAGTTGGTGTAAACTGAGGTATAAAGAAAGGAAGAATCTGTTCTACAATCCTAACACCATCTTCATTCGTAGTGGTGTAGACATTCAATGAGAACTGAATGTCGTAAGGAACTTCAGTGAATGTAGTCTTAGCTTTCTCAGCTTGTGAGATACTGACGATCTTATTTGTTGCTGGGAGTTGTCTTCCCGGATCAAAACCCATCCTAACAATCTCAAAAGAAATTCTTGGAAGAGTTATACCAACTTGTCTTGCTAGATCTGGATCTTCCTGAAGCCTTGTTACAAACTTTTGTCTTGGACCATACGTCAAAGGAACTTCGATAGTAGATATCACGTCACCAAACCTGTTGGTTCTTCTTAACTTGATATCGTTAAACAGAGTACCAAATGTTACAACATATTTTCTGAGAAGATCGTGGAAAAAGATATGTCCTAAAATTTTCTCTACTTACCCTCTTCCGTAAATCCAACCATCTTCAAGCAATATTTTTTGCTCTTCCGGTAGAGCGAATCTTTTAGATCCGTTTTTGTTCATATGACGACGGGATTTCACAGCTTTAAGCCTTTCATCATCTTCCCATCTTTTGACCGCAGCCTTCGAATAATTTGTGGTATCCGAACATTTTTTAATAGTTTTTCCTCGTTTCTTAAGACCAGCCCTCTTAGCACCTGCTTTCAATTTATCTATGGTCTCTTGGGAATGTATTTCTTCCCACGTCTTACCTCGGATTCTATCTAAATATTTAGAAAAATTTTTAGCTCTGTTATAATCTTTAGATGATTTAATTGAGATGTTGTCCGTTTTATTCAAAAAATCAGTCCTCTCAGTGACCTTCATTCTTTTCAGAACTTTATTCTCCCATAATCTAGCTTTATCAGAATCATCAAAAATTTTTCTAATTTGAACCACATCAGGATCACCAAGCTTTTTATATGAATCGAGAACATACTTAGATGATGTTTTATATGAGACCCATAACTCTTTAGGATCACATCCTTTGGCAAAGCGAACACCATAATAATACTTATTCTCCGTAGACCAACCAATCAGATAGGTATATGGCATTAGTATTCTCCACTAGCAAATGGGTCATTCTCTGTGAAGTCAACAATCTGATCAAACTCTCTTTGAACTTCGAAGTTGATTGCACCCGGAATATTGTTAGCACCAGAATCAGTGTTACCCGCAACAACACCCATAGAAAGATTTGACATATACCCGTCTAAAGTATTGTTGCCAGTAGCAAAAACTTCACCAGAGTACTCATACTTCTCACATCTTAAATCATATGTTTGCAGTTTACCTAAAGGATAGAAGATTTGTTCGTGTTCGACATACTTAATTTCGAAGAATGTGTTCGACAAACCAAAGTAAAGAAGATCACCTTCTCTCGGTCTTGATATTGAGATAGCTTCATCGGTATACACATTATTAGAAATTGCTACATTAGCAGATGAGTATGTGCTAACAAAGGCACCGTTAGCAATCTCGTTATTGAATCTTTTCTTAGCAATAGTAAAGGTAACTTGGTCTCTAAGTTCTAAACCGAATCGAGAAACAAAATCTCCTTCACCTTCAAACCCTAAAACATTCTTCACATACATTTCTACAGGAATAGCATCAATGAAGGCAGAGCTAGTGTATTCTGTGTAGACAGAATCCGTGCCAAGAGAAATTCTTGGCATGTAATCAATATCGAATCCATAGATTTGAATTGATTCTATGATCA